ATATGAATGAATACGTTCTTTCAAGTAATACGTTAGAGTTACCTTATAATCCTGAGTGCATAGAGTGTGGTATATCTCAAACATTTACATTAACTACGTTAGCAGAAGAAACCAAAACTATAGAGTATTGCGTTGACTTAGGTCCTTCTGTTGGTCTTGCTGATGTGATTTATACAGTTGCATCAATAAGTGAAGGTGGTTCATTTGAGATTGTGGTTGAGTATGATGGCACAACTGATACCACAGGATTTGTAACTGAAAGTGGAGTAATAACATTTGATAAGAATAACGTATCAGTAGAAACCGTATC